GCACTATGTTTAAGTGCCTAAATCACATTGGAGAATTAGAGTGGAGAGGAAAGTCAATGACTCCCAAAATCGCTGTGTCATGGTTTGTGGCGCAGTTTTAATTGACAAAAAAAAAGGTGAAAAAAAATGAATGAAAGAATAGAAAAAGAATTGAATGGATTGGCTAATAAGTTAGGAAAAACAGAAGAAGAAATGGTGACAAAGTATAATGAGATTGCAACAGCAAACGGATTAGATTTAGAGAATGAGCGACAATGTATGATTGCTTTAACTCTTACCCGTAATTTTGCAAGAGGTTCTCTTAAGGGAAACAAGTCTTCAGGAAGAAGTAGTTTTGGTAATGATGCTTATGGTTATGTTGTTGGTAGTGAACCGGCAAGAGATGTTCAAGAATGGAAAAGAAAGAATCTGATGAGTGATTACACAAGTAATTCTAATACAGTATTCAATGAAGAAAGATGTGCTGAAGTGACATTAACTGAAGCAGGATATGAGAAAAGCCAATTAATTAACGGTGAAGTTAATACAAAGGTTATACCTCAATTACCTAATTCTTCTATGGAGATTGATGAGAATAAGTGGATTGTTCCTATTGATAATATCAAGGAGTTTCAAAGTGGAGATTCTAACCCTCGCTATGGAAAGCCTTTACCTGCCGAAGAGTTTAGAAGAAGAGTACATCTAATTGCTAAGAAAGAAGGTGGAGAGTTTCAATATTGGACTTTAGGCTTGAAGAATATTGCTGCTAAGGAATGGGATATTGAGAACTTCCGTTGGGTTCATCTAAACGCTTTGTTTAATGATGACAGAAATGCTTGTTATGGAATTAAGGGAAGAACTCTTGCTTCATTACAATACAATGATAACCTAAATGATGATGATGATTTGTTTGTAGGCAACCTTCCTTCTATGGAAGATTTACTTGTGGATTGTATGGGTGAATGGATTGCAGATTTAATGGAAATAGAAGATTATCATTCTACCATTATGTCAAATCCGGGAATGAAGTTATGTATTACTGATGGTATTGTTAGTAGTATGAATCTAACAGTTAATGAGAAGACAGGTAATCGTGTTTTATGGATTGAACCAGCAGATGCTTCTTATGGATTTGAAGATGATGATGTTCCTGAATCAACACCTTGTTGGATTCCTTCAAGTGTGGATATTGACTTTGGTGTAGGTTCTGATGTTATTATTATTGGAAGAACTAATCAAACATTAAAGCGAGATAGTGATGGAAACCAATTAGAGGATGAATGGAATCCAGTTTCAATGAATATCTTTGGAATACTTCCAAGAGTTGCTCTTGGTGCGCCAACAGAATCAAAAACTAATGAGGATGACTCACTTAATTATTGGTGATTAGTTAGTTTAATCAATATATCGTGTAAGTATTGGCGATAGAATGATACTCATATAGGTGCGAAGCCTATACCGAAGGGTGATTAAAATTAGATATGTAAGAATGAATCAATTAAGTTTAGACTTAAACGAAGTAGAAGCAATTGAGTGGAAAGTAAAAGATGATGATGAAAACATTACCGAATTGTATTCTGTTAGAATACATCTTAAAAGTGGTAAAATGTATACAAGGCAATTATTTGAAGCACAATTTAGAGAATTAAAAGAACAATATAAAGAAATGATAGGAAGTGAATGATATGGGAATAGGAAATAAGAATGGACAGGCCGCAGGAACGGTATTAAAAAATGCGAAAGAAGATGAAGGGTTAAGTGCTTTTAAACGAGCAAAACTTAGAGCCATGAATCAAAGAAGAATACTATTAGAACAGGAATCAGCGTTTATGATTTGTGGTATTAGTGGAAATCCGGGAACAGGAAAGACAGGTATTGCTCTTGATTGTAGAACAGAAGAAGAAAGAAAAACACATTGGTTGTTTATCTTAGATTTTGACGAAGGTGCAGAACCAACTTGGCGACAACATTGGGCTAATGATGAGAAGATTGTAATATTCAATCCTTTTATTTACAATGAAGATATGACTGTTGATTATATGGCTACTGCGGATATGGCAAGATACTTTATCGCTATGGTTAATGAAGGAATTGAAACAGGACAAATTGAAGATGGTGAAGAGATTGTTGAAATTGAGGCAGTTAAAGCAATTATTTTTGATGGTTTAGATTCGTGGTTAGATACTACTAATATGATTGCAAGGTTAAATCATATCAAAGGTAAAGACCCAAGAGCAGCAGATAAAGTTAAGATGGTGCCGACTCAATGGTATGCAAGAACAGAAGAATACAAAAGGTTGTTTAAAGCCGCTTGTCAATTAAGATGCCATAAGTTTTTCATTACACATATGAAAGAAGTGCATGATGGATTTGATATTGTTGGTTTAAAACCTGATTGGGAGAAATCAACAACGGCTAAATTATTTCAACACATTGAATGTAGTAGAGAAGAAAGAGGTAAAACATTTAAGTTAGAAGGACAAGTTAAGAAATCCAAGACAAATGCTACAAATGTAGGGCAGACTTTTACTATTATGGAAAATACAGGTGGTAAAATAAAGTGGACAGGAATCCCTGCAATTAGCGAAGGAACTCTTTGAGGGGTAAAGCGGATAATATAATCCCAACCGACCTCAGACAGAATAGGGTTTTGTCGGAGTAATGAATAGAGAAGGTGTAAATCTGATAGGGAGTCCTCCCTCCTTCTATTCCCCCTATACGAAATGGAGATGATAATATGAAATGTAAAGTTAATGGAAAAGAAATGATAGAAAAAATAGATAGTGTTTTACTAAAAGGTAAATGGAATAATGGTGCGAATAATAAGAATAGTATATTATGCCCATCAATAGTTATTTCAATTGGTGAACAAGGAACAATCTATAATGCTAATTCCTCCACATTTGTATCAAACAATTTTAATCTAATTGATATTGATGATTCAAAGAAGGGAAAGTTAGCAATAGATTCAGAAATCCTATTGAAATATTTACCTAAAGAAGATTGTATTTTGCAATTGAAAGATAACATTTTGCAATTGATTACTGAAAGGAAGACAGTTAAACTTCCTATATTGGAAAGGCATGAAAACAATGATAGTATTTTGTTTGTTCTTAAGCATTTAAAGGCTACAAGAGATTTGTCAAAGCCTGTTGTAATTAGTGAGAAAACTCAATTGAAAACAAGAATTAAAGTTAGTTCAGCAGAACTAGCAAATGCTTTAATAGATTGTGAAGCGGTTGGCAATTCAGTATTTAGAATAGAATACGACGGTGAGAATCTAATCGTATCATCAAGTAAGAATAATGAATCAGTGACTGTTGTTATTGAACCTGCTGAATCAATAGGTAAAAAATCAGTAATGGAGTTTAGCACTCCTATCTACAAATATTTAGAAGGTTTGGTAACAATACTTTCTTTTGAAAATGAGACACCACTCTCAGTAATTAGTGGTAATTTAAAGGTGTTAAGAGCACCAAGAATAGAAGCGTGATTAATATGAATTTAATAAATTATTTAGGACCAGCAAAAAACGAATTAGAATTAGCAATTAAACAATGTGGATTTGAAACTTTAGAAGATTTTATGAAAGGCAAAGCGGGTGAAGATTTATCACAAGACGCAAGGGTTTCATATCATTTAGGGAGAGTCAATTTAATTGCAGAAATGTTAGAAGAAATTAAATTAACAATAGGAGATGAAGAAGAATGACAGATAAAAAAGAAAAGAAAAGCGAAGTTGAAGTAATACTTGGATTACTACAAATGATACAATTTATGGCAAATGCATTTAATTTAGAAGCGGCTAATGTTTTACATCAGACCGGATGGTGTAGTGAGTTAATAGAAAATGATAACTGCCCTGTTTGTAAATTAGAAAGTAAAGGGGAAGAAGAATGACACACATACCTTTTACTTCTAATACCCATTGTAATTTTGATGATTGTGATGAACCATTAGGTAATTCAACTTTTGTTGCTGTACCTTTAGGTAACTTTAAAATTTGTGGTGAGTGTTTTGATTCTAAAGTAATAGAAAAACAAATGGTAATTCTACAAGAAAAACTGTTAAAGGCAAAAGATAGGGATAGGTTTGTTGAAGAAGCAT